ATGATCTCAAATCTCTTCTTGTTCTCTCCGCTGCTGAAGCAGGCGAGTATTACAATATGCGAATACCCGTAGCTGCTGAAGCAAAGGATGGCCTTACATGGGCCGACACACACTAATTTATGAAAATCTTATGTGATGCAGACTTCATCGTCTACAAAGCATGTGCGGCTGCAGAAAGTGAAGTGGACTTTGGTGACGATGTTATCCTTGTCACTTCTAACTTTAGCGATGCATACAATGCAACAAAGCGAGAACTTACCAAGCTTGAAAACAAATTTGGGTCATTCTCTGATATAATACTGTTTTTTTCTGACAGTAAAAATTTTAGAAAAAATATACAATCTGATTATAAAGGGCATAGAAATCGCAAGAAACCTTGTGGATACAAGCGTGTCATTGAAGAGCTGAAGAAAGAGTACAAGGTTATTATTAAACCAACACTTGAAGCCGATGATGCTATGGGTATTTATGCCACAAAATTTCCGGGAAATATGATAGCTTCACCTGATAAAGATATGAGGCAAATCCCTGGAAAACTGTATAATTTTGATGAAACATTCACAGTTAGCCCTGAAGAAGGAGCTAAATGGCACCTAATTCAAAGTTGTTCAGGAGATCAAACAGATGGATACGGAGGTATCCCTGGAATTGGTGTTAAAAGAGCAGAAACTCTCTTCAAAGAACATGGTTACTCATGGAAAACTGTAGTTCAAGCTTTTAAAGATAAGGACTTATCTGAAGAGGTGGCTCTGACTAATGCTAGACTAGCAAGAATACTAACCGTAAATGACTATGACTTCAAAAAGAAGCAACCAATCTTATGGTCTCCCAAAGCCGATTACAGAATTGACGATGGAGCAAGACTTTCAAATGAAAAAACTAGAGCTAAGGTTAAATAGTGGTGAGGTTCAATATGAAGACCTTGCTACTGTATTCTTAGCTATGCAACATCAGAATTTTATATTATCAAATTCAATCACCAATTTAGTTGACAAATGGCCAAAGGTCCAACCTACTATCAACGAGGTACCTGCGATGTTTGGGATTTTATTAGACAACAGGAATTAAACTTTCACCTCGGAAATGCTATTAAATATATCTGCAGGGCAGGTTACAAAGATAGCAAGATACAAGACTTAGAAAAAGCAATCCACTATTTAGAAAACGAATTACACCATGAAGAAGAGCTTCTTATCCGATCAGGCGAAGGAATTCCGATCGAAGTACAACCTAAAGAACTCGACGGATCGAGGTACGACTTCATATCAGAAAAATCTGATTGTTGAGGAGTTCAAAGAGTTCCTTGAAGCCGATGGATTTCTTTTTAGACATGGTAAGAATGTTCAGGAAGAATGTTTAAAAGAACTAGCTGATCTAGTCTATGTATGTTATCAATATGCTGAAAACATGAATTGGTTTCTTGATGAAGCCTTAAATAGAGTACATGAAAGTAATATGTCCAAGCTCGATGAGGACGGTAAACCAATATATCGAGAAGATGGGAAAGTCCTTAAAGGACCAAACTATAAACCGCCTGATCTATCTGATTTACTATGACAGCAGAACTAATCTCCCGCACTGGTCGGGTCCAACAATGGTTGGATAACCCAGACTCTAGACTTCCAGTGAGTTGTACTGTCTTTGTAGTAGAAGACTCAATGGAAGGTGAAAATGGCATCGAAGCATCGTGGCGCTACGTCAGCCATGGACTCAGATATGGAGCAGGAGTTGCTGTCCATCTATCTAAGCTCCGAGCCAAAGGAAGTGAAAACGGCAAAGGTCTTACAGCTTCTGGCCCGGTATCATTCGCTAAAATCTATTCAACATTAAATGAAACATTACGCAGAGGGGGGCATTACAAGAACGGGGCTGTCGTGGCTCATCTTGATATCAATCACCCCGATATTCTTGAGTTCGTGCAGCTTCCAAGACATGATGCTCCGTGGATTAAACGCGCCGTCGATCTCGACGCCGGACTTTGGAACTCCACAGACTCCAGAGTTAAAGACGCCATCCTCCACGGAATTAAGTCCGGGGATATCTGGCTTAACAAAATAAAATATAAGCATGGAAAACGAATATACGGAAATGTGTGTCTTGAAGTTTACCTGCCCTCACGAGGAACGTGCTTGCTCCAGCATATTAATCTCGCAGCCTGTAATACACGGAATCTCAAAGAGGCTTTCGCTAAAGGTATGTCCGAGTTGTGCGATCTCCATGGCCGAACAGGTGTTGGAGGGACTGGAGAGTACTTATCCTCGGACGAAGACAGGCAAGTCGGGCTCGGAATGCTTGGACTGGCCAATCTACTCAGACGATACGGAGTAACGTATGATAAATTTGGAGATGCGTTACTAGCTGTTAATCATAAGATGCCTCATGAACAAAACGATGCACTTGAAATTGCATACGCTTTGAAAGAAGGTATAGAAGGCGCAGCATATATAGCAAAACAAAATAGAATGGAAAGAGCTTTTGCAATAGCTCCCACTGCCTCTTGTTCATACAGGAGTCAGGATTTGGATGGCTTTACTGCTACACCAGAAATTGCACCTCCAATAGCTCGCTCTGTCGATAGAGATAGTGGTACTTTTGGAGTAGAACATTACGATTATGGCGACGTTGAGATCGCCTCGGAAGTTGGCTGGGACGCATATAAGCGTGTAGCAGATGAACTGATGATAATGCTCGACAAAACAGGACTTCTTCACGGCTATTCATTTAATAGCTGGAGTGATGTTGTAACATACGACAGAAACTTTGTGGAAGAGTGGTTGCTATCCCCCCAGACCTCCTTATACTACAGCCTTCAGGTAATGGGCGACGTACAGGATAAGAGCGATGCGTATGCAGCATTAGATAAAGCCGAAGTCGATGATTACTTGCAGGACATTCTCGGAAACGAGCCAATAACCTGTGATTGTCAAGAATAATGAGAAAACATCCTTATCAAAAATTATTAGAAAGAAAAAGAACTTGGACACCAGTTAAACCCACTAAAGGAGAGGTAAAAGAAGGTGCGGAAGAAACCATCAAGCGTGCTCTCGCAGTACGTCATATGGAGCTACCAGTTGGAGAATTTATTCGTGAAGGACTTGAAAAAGAGGTACCATCACTTGCTCGGGAGCTTCTTGAATCGAACGTACAAGACGAGATTAAACATGATTTGGCCTTGGGCTACATAGTAGATGCTCATGGTTCAGATTCACAGTCAGAATATGAAGCAATTAAATTAAGAGATGCTTGGATATCACACCCTGACCATACAATTACCAAAGCTCTGGTCGCAGAACGGGCCATCTTCTTCGTTTTACTCCCTTTCTTTAGGTTTAATGGGGATGCTGCTCTTCGTACAGTATCTGCCGATATCTCCAGGGACGAGCAGATCCATGTCGGAGCGAATACTCTTGTATGTGCTGAGTTGGGTCTATCTGCTAGCCCTTCTCTGGATAAACTTAGGAAGGCCACCATTAACTGGATTTTACAGCCTCTAGGTATAAATACTACTGATAAATATTTGGACAAAAAATTCTGGCTAGATGCTAGTGATCGGTTAATGTATGAGGGCAAAGCCCCAGAATTTTCTGACACCAAGAGAGCTAGAATGCCAGCCTTTTTTGAACATGCAAATACAAACCTCCCACAGTACGCTTAATTTAGGTCTCACTGTGGAGAAACTTCTAGAAGAACTAGAAGACAAATTCCCACCCGTTAACCCCCACCCAAAAGAACAAATAGAATCTATAATGTATAAGGCTGGTCAACGGTCTATTGTTCATTGGATTCAATCACGTATAGATAACGAGGAACTTTAACCATGTGTTGGTGGCCCGGAAAAAATGCTGCTAGAGATGCACGTAGAGCTGCAGAAGCAGCTGCACGACAAGCTAGAGCTGATGCTGAAAGACAAGCTTCAGCAATAAAAGCATCGAACGATAAAGCAATGGCTGCAATGCAGTCCATGATAGATAAGAAACCTGATGCATTAGACTATACTCCTAATCCTACTAAGGTAAAGAGTAACTTAGATGATGCAAATACAGGTGTAAAAAGAAAGAAAAAAGCTAGTAGAACTAAAGGATTAGCTGGATTAAGAATACAACTTAACCCTAGTGCTACACCTTCAGCTAATATCCCAGGATCTGGTGGAACAGCTAACTTATAAAAAACAATGAACGCACGTAAAAGGTACGATCACCTTACTAGGAACCGGACACAGTTTCTTGACACTGCAGTTCAATGCTCTAAGCTTACACTTCCTTACCTCATTCAAAATGATGAGGGTAGGACATCACATATAAAACTAGATACCCCTTGGCAATCCGTTGGAGCTAAGTGTGTGGTAACATTGGCAGCTAAATTAATGCTGGCTTTACTACCACCACAAAGCACCTTCTTTAAGTTTCAGATTCAAGATGATAAACTTGGAACAGAACTACCAAAAGATGTACGGTCTGAACTTGACTTAAGTTTCTCGAAACTTGAAAGACAGGTAATGGATTCTATCGCTGCTTCAAGTGATAGAGTAACGATACACCAAGCGATAAAACATCTAGTTGTAGGTGGTAACGCCCTATTATTTATGGGTAAGGATGGAATTAAGCATTATCCATTGAACAGATATGTTATAGAACGAGATGGAAGCGGCAACGTAATAGAGATCGCCACAAAAGAATTAATAAACAGAGAGCTACTATCAGATGAGTTCTTAGCACTAGCGGGGAGACCAAACCACCCTGGTGACTATGGCACACAAGGTACTAGTGGTAATACTGAAGATGTGGAAGTTTACACCTGTGTTAAGTTACGAGGTAACAAATGGGTGTGGCACCAAGAAGCATTCGATAAAATAATTCCTAATACT